ACAGTTATAAAGAAGTACAGATGTTTGAAAAAGCACAGGGTAAGGAGTTCAATCCAAATAGTACAGTTCAACTACGAAGTCTATTATTTGATGCTATAGGACTACAACCTACAGGTAAAAAGACTGGGACTGGTGCTCATTCTACTGATGCGGAAGTACTTGGTAGACTAGCGGATCAACACCCAGTACCTAATCTAATATTAGATATTCGTCAGAAGTCTAAGATTAAAAATACTTACTTAGATAAGATTATACCTCAACTTGATAGAGACAGTAGGTTAAGAACAAACTTTAATATACATAGTACAACATCAGGTAGACTATCCTCTAGTGGTAAATTGAATATGCAACAAATACCTAGGGACAATCCTATTGTAAAAGGTTGTATTCGTGCCAAAGAAGGTAATCAGATAGTAGCAATGGATTTAACAACAGCAGAAGTATACGTTGCAGCAGCATTGTCTGGAGACAGGAACTTAAGTGAAGTATTCAAGTCAGGTGGTAATTTTCATAGTTCGATTGCTAAGTTAGTATTTAGACTTCCTTGCGAAGTAGACCAAGTAGCTGAACTATATACATTTGAGAGACAAGCAGCTAAAGCTGTTACCTTCGGTATTATGTACGGAGCTGGACCAAATAAAATTGCACAACAAGTTACAAAGGACTCAGGCTCTGAGTTTACAGTAAGTGACGCGCAGAAAGTAATAAAACAATACTTTGATCAGTTCAGTAGACTCAAGCATTGGCTAGAGGAACAAAGAGAGTTTATTGAGGCTAATGCTTATCTATACTCTACTTTTGGCAGAAAGCGTAGGCTTGAGAATGTAAGAAGTGCAGACAAGGGTATAGCAAGTCATGAGGTAAGAAGTGGTATAAACTTCTTAGTTCAATCTGTATCGTCTGACATGAACTTATTGGCAGCAATAGACATGAATAATTATATAAAAGATAACGGACTTAAGAGTAGAATCTTTGCTCTTGTACATGACTCTATTCTTGCAGAGGTGCCTCACCATGAGATTGATGCATACAGTAAGAAATTGACAGAGTTTGTACAAATGGACAGAGGTATTTATATTAATGGAGCACCTGTTGGGTGTGACTATGATGTAGGAGATGACTATAGCTTTGGTAAATACACTAAGCTGTATGGTTAATCTCAATTTAGTATTCCCAGTTTATGTTTTAAACTCAGACAATGTCTGGGAACAGGACGGCATTGTGTTCATTGAGAACCAAGTGCTTGATGATTTAAACCAAACTGGGGATACCATTGGGCGGAGAAGGTTACAAACACCTTTAAAAAATTTGTTCCCACTCAAGTTTCAAATTGATACTATGGTGGGGTTAATAAAACACAGAGGGAAAAATTATATTGATACTACAGGAAAGTATTATCACTATGAAAAGACAAGATTTACACAGTTGGTGTGTCACAAGATTAGAAGTGTAGAGGACAATAAACAATCTTCTACAATTTGGCTAAAGGATATTAACTTTTCTTTTAGCGAAAAAAGACCCCCGAAAAGTACGGAGTCGTGGGCACAGGTACTATATCTAAACGGATTGCCGTGGTTGATATACGAATTTTTAGAACAACGAAAAGATACTACAAGGAGAAAGATATAATGTCACTAGGATTAAGAACTATGCATGATCAAGGCTATAATTTTGCGTGCGGACTCTACGTTATTGCATTACATGATTATAAGCAATTCAAAAAAACTAATGAGATTGAGTTCCCTCAATTTTTAAAAGTTGGTAAGTCAAAAGATTTGCCAAAACGTATGGCACAATACTTAGGCAATAAGAATTTTAACGTTGGGGGTATTATAACGATGCTTGAAGTTAGAGATATGCACCTAGATGTTATGGAGATACAAATAAAGAACATAATGGATCATTTAACGAGTAGAACCGACTTAATACATGTTAAAGCTGAACTCTTCAAAGTAAGCGTTGATACAGTGGACGAGTGGTACAACTATGTATCACATCTTGATCGATTATTAGGAACAGCAATGTACGCAGTCTCAGAAAAAGATTTTATAACAAAGCCTGTACGTAGATACGGAAACTGTGATTGGGATGAAAAGCCTTATATACTTGATGCACCCTCTATACCTACGGCCATTGACTCTTTAGCTGTTCGATTAAATTGGCCTAACTATGATAAAGGAATGATGAGCCTAATTGAATACTCAGTTACAGAAAGCCTAGTAGACTCTGCGGAGAAAAATATACGTCCAGCGCTCGAATTACTGCAGAAGATAAAGCCAAGATTACATGATGCTATGCATATTCCACCTCTCCCTTCTAATTTACAAGGTACACCCAAAGACCAAAAGGTAATATACCATCTAGGTGAACTACTAGATTGGCTGAAGTCCTCCGGTATTGAAAATCTAATGTGGGTACATCATCAACATAGTAAAAATCATAATGTATCGCGCTGGAACAACGCTGTTCAATATCTTCATAAGTTTGCACTTGACTCTATATCTATAACCAGTAGATTAGATGGTGAGGGGGTTGACTGGGGCTATGACTTGTTAAAGTATAAAGAATACAATACAGAAGAAAAAAGTATTAAGTGTACAGAGATGGAAGTTAAAGAAATAATAAAAAACGTACGCGAGAACCTTAATAATAACTTATGAAAGCAGTACTAAGTAATAGGATTTACTTAACTGCTAATCCAACACTTCAAGAGTCTGTGGATAGTGAGTTAACTTATACAATACCTAATCACGATCCTCGTGACCCCCCACTAACAATTAAAAACATGGGGATTATTCGGAAAGACTTAATTACAGTACCAAGTGGAAGAGAAGATTTAATACCGAGTGACTATGAGATAGTTGATAAACGAGTTACTGTGCCGATAGACTTTCCTGACTTTAAGTTCGAGTTACGAGCAAGTCAGCAAGAAGTTTTCGATAAGGTAGATGAAAGCTGTATTATAAACGCTTGGGTAAGTTGGGGCAAGACATTTACTGCCTTAGCAATCGCTTCAAATCTTGGACAGAAAACATTAGTAGTAGTACATACTCTAGCTTTGCTGAAACAATGGCAAACGGAAGTAGAGAAAGTCTTCGGAATCGAAGCAGGAATTATAGGTGGTGGTAAGTTTAATATAGATAGTCCAATCGTTATCGGAAGTGTGCAGTCTCTATACCGTAGAGTCCCAGAAATTTCTGATAGATTTGGAACTCTTATATTAGATGAGATGCATCACGTAAGTAGTCCTACCTTTGCTAAAATTTTAGATAAGAATAAGGCAAGATATAAGGTTGGGCTATCAGGCACTATAGAAAGAAAGGATGGTAAACATGTAGTCTTTAGAGATTACTTTGGACAAACAGTCCATAAACCGCCAAAGGAAAACTATATGCCACCAAAAATAGATATCATAGCATCAGAAGTTAGATTTATGGATGGACAAAACATTCCATGGGCTAACAAAGTAACACACTTGTCTTATCAAGAAGAGTATGTACATTCTGTTGCAATGATTGCAAGTGCTTATGCAGCAAAGGGTCACAAAGTTCTAGTTGTCTCTGACAGAGTAGAATTTTTGAAAACCTGTGCTAAACTAAGTGGAGATGAGGCTATATCTATTACAGGAGATGTACCTCACGAAGTGAGACCTAAAATGATGAAACAGTTATGGGAAGATAAGAATATTCTATATGGAACACAGTCTATCTTTTCAGAGGGAGTATCCTTGGACTGTCTGAGTTGTTTAGTACTAGGTACACCTGTAAACAATGAGCCTTTACTAACACAGTTAATCGGACGTATTATTAGAATACAAGAAGATAAACTTCAGCCTGTTGTAGTCGACATAAACTTACAAGGAAAAACGGCAAGACGACAGGCGAACAATAGACGAGGCTATTACATGAAGCAAGGATACGAGGTAAATGACCTATGAAAAAATACTTCTTGACAGGAGTTCAAATTTTTAGTATAATATATGATACGATATAATTGGAAAAAGATAGCAAAAGATAGTAATAATAAGGTATCTGATATCATGCTTATAACATGGTATGTAACTTATAAATATCCACCTACAAGTAAGAGGGATAGACTATTCAAATTCTATGGAAAGGATTATTCGGGTGATAGTTTTTTACTAAATCCTGAGTTCATTTACAAGCATCGTAAGTCCGCATCTGATTCAGAGTGGGCTGAATATATCGCTGTTGCTTCGTATAGAAGTTACAATGATTACTTAATAAACAATAAAATAACATTAGAACTAGCACGCTTTCCCAAAGGTGTGCAGCACATAATAAAAAGAAATAGACTATTCAAAATAGAGAATGACATAGTACATTTTCTATATGAGAAGTCGCACAAGGAGAAATAAAAATGGCATTAAAATTTGCACAATTAGAAGGTAAGGCTAAAAAGTCTTCCATAAATCAATTCCAATATCAGGACGGCGACAACGTTGTTAGAATGGTAGGAGATATACTTCCTAGATATGTATATTGGATAAAAGGTGAGAACGCAAAGAACATTCCTATGGAGTGTCTTTCCTTCAATCGTTCTACAGAAACTTTTGACAACAAAGAAAAAGACTGGGTTAAACAGTATAATCCAGAAATGAAATGTGGGTGGTCGTACGCGATACAATGCTTAGACCCAAAAGATGGACAAGTCAAAGTATTAAACCTAAAGAAAAAACTTTTAGAGCAAGTTATGCTTGCAGCTGAAGATTTAGGAGATCCTACAGATCCTGAAACAGGTTGGGACGTTTGCTTCAAAAGAGTAAAGACTGGACCAATGGCTTTCAATGTTGAGTATCAATTACAAGTACTTAGATGTAAAACAAGAGCATTAAACGAAGAAGAGCTAGAAGCTATAGCAGACTTAAAATCTATGGATGAAGTCTTACCTAGACCTAGCGCAGATGCTCAAAAAGAACTATTAGATAGAGTTAGATCAGGTAGCAGCGAAGCACCTGATGCAGAAGTTGCTTCAGAATTTTCAGAAGGAGCGGAACAAAAATGGTAGGTGTAGGAGACGAATTTCCTCAATTTCACATGAATACTTGTGAGGTCAATGGACTTCTAGCAAGTATAAGCGATGAAGAT